GCAAAATCTCCAAACAGAGCTAAACAAGTGGAACTCAAGCAGCGCCACAGCAGAGAAAATTGCAAATAAGTTAGTCACTGTCAATGCCCGTCTTAACGATGAGCTTCGCGAACAAGCTGACCTTCTGCGTCGCGCTTCCGGCGTCAACGTCACTGAACTGGAAGCCAGCAAAGGCCGCAAATCCATCGAAACTAGGCAGCGCCGCGATAGCTTCCTAGGAGAACAAGCACAAGAGCAGGACAGAATACTTAATGACTTTGCAAGAGGTATTCAAGAGTTAAACGACCTACAAAAGCGCCTAGATGCGGACAGGTTTAGTACACTGAATCGTCTCAATGACATTGCGCTCACTAATCAGATTGAAGCAGCAGATAAAGCAGCTGCTGCCACGCTCCAGGCAGAAAAAGAAGCTAATGACAAGGCACTTGCTGACTTTGATAAGCGCCTTGCAGAGCAGGTTAAAAAGCGTATAGAAGCTGAAAAGGAAGTAAGAAAAGCTGCCGACCAGCTGGATCAGTCCCTGGATGATCTGCTGCGAGCACAGAAAGCTGCAGACAAGCAGGCGTCAGACAACAGACTCAAGCTGGAAAACTTCGAGTTTCAGCAAAAGCTAGAGAACATTGATAAAGCGGCGGCAGAGGATCTTCGTCAGCAGAAGCGGGTAAACGACGAAGCACTCAAGGACTTCGATCGCCGCTTGAACCGAAGAGGCGAGCTTAAGCAGCGACGGCAACGCACAACCGAGAACCTGGCACTCGGTGCAGGTTTCCCCCTGTTGTTTGGCGGTGGTGCGGGAGCCGTTGGAGGCGGCGTTGCGGGTGCCCTTGTGGGACCAGACGGCTTCGGACTGCAAGTGCTGCTCAGCTCTCTTGGCACGCTGTTCGATCAAGCTGCAGAGTCGGCACTCAACTTTTCCACGAGCCTGCGACAGAGCGGAAACGCTGCAGGCACGTTGGAGCGGATTCTGGGACGCATAGACCCAGATCTAAAGAGCTATATCAGCAATCTCCAGTCCAGCGGCCAGACAGCTGCAGCTGCTGAGGCAGCACAAGCCGAGCTTGCGCAAACCATTGGCACGGACCTTGCCAATGCATACAAGAAAGCAGGCGATGAACTGGAACGTAATCAGATCGCGACTCAGCGCTTCCTCACTGCTCTAACCGCTCTCGGATTCCAAGCGCAAAGGCTTACTGAGACCAGAAGCATCACAGGGCAGGACTTCCTTGACCTTGTTCCAGAGCAGTTCCGACCTCAAGAGATCCAGGAAAACAATATTTCTCAGGCGGCCCAAGATCGTGTAGCTGCTCTTGAGCGAGAAGTTGATCTACAAAAACAAAAGACAGAAGTTGCAGAGGTTAATAAGAAAACAGACATAGATACTTACGCTATACAGCGAAGTCTTCTAGCTGTTCAGGAAGCAAAGAATGAAAACGAAGAGATTTACACTTCACTCAAGCGCGGTTCAATCACAGCTGAAGAAGCGGAGCTAAAAGTAAAACTGAAAAATCTCCGTCTTAGCGAGCAACTTTTAGGTATAGAAAGAGAGCGTGTTGACGCAAAGACGCGATTAGACGACAAAGCCAAGCGGGACGCAGAGAAAGCGGCACGGGCGGACGAAAAAGCTGCTCGCTTAGCGGAGCGGGCATTGCAAAAAGAGTTGAGAATAAGAGCTGCACTTATTTCTGAAGACCTTAAGCAAACCGACATCGCAGACAAGCTCAATGCTCTGGAATTAGGAAAAGCAGCTGCAATCGATGACCAGCTAGCCGGATTAGACAAGCGCAAAGCACAAGAACGCGATCAGATTGCCCTCAGTACCGAGGATGTACGTCTCCAGGAAGCAAAGCTACTCACGCTTGAGCTGCAATACGACCTCAAGAGGAGACAGCTTGAGGCAGATAAAGCCGCACTTGAGGTTCAGCGCCAACAACAGCGCCTGAGTGGGCAACAGGAACTGACAGGACTCCGAACACAACTGGAGCAGGAACTCGGCGGCCTACAGCTTGGAACAAACGCTTTCGATGACCTGGCAACTGAGCAAGCCAACCGCTACGCCAACGCACTTCGAGAGATCAACAACCAGTTGGAGCTGCAAAAAATTGCACTGACTGGAGCGCAGAACGATGAGCAGAGGGGATTAATTGAGGAGCGTATTGCTAACTTAAACGCCCAAAGGACTGCGTACCAGGAATTGCTTCCGGCGATTGCTGCAGCAGAGCAGCAGCAGCTTCTTTACAACGAAGCACTTGCGCAGGTCCAAGGTCCAGTCAATGCCCTGATCAGCGGTTTCCGCGAAGTAATTGCTGGAACCAAGAGCGTTGAGCAGGCGTTTGCAGACTTCTTGACCACGATTGCCGATCAGCTTGCTCAAACGGCAACAACGATGATCGCCGAGTACATCGCAATCGGCATCGCCCGTGCATTTGGCTTGGGGCAATCCCCAGCTGTCGGCACCCAAGCAAGCAATTTCAACCTCACGGGCTTTGGCAATCTAGGCTCTGGTGCAGGGTCTGGAATCTCCGGGTTCTTAACTGGCGCTTCTGGGATTCCCGGCATGGCAAACGGCGGCCCCGTCAACGCAAACCAGCCTTACATCGTCGGCGAACGTGGGCCTGAGTTGTTCGTCCCATTCCAGCAGGGCAGCATCACCTCCAACGAAGCGATGCAACAAGCGAGCATGGCTCAGCTTCCATTCACCCGCAATGCTGAATCGATCGCCCAAGCGCAACACACCGCCCAGGCAATGCAATCCGCTGGTCCGATCAACGTGAAGTATGAATCGACCATGATTAATGGCGTCGAGTACGTCACCCGTGAGCAAGCAGAGCGCATCGGAGCGCAGTCTGCCGAGCGCGGTCGTGCGTTGACATTACAGGCGTTGCAGAATAGCCCTAGAACGCGCAGCAAGGTGGGTATCTGATGAGCGCCTACGCATTCGTCAATTACGTTCGCTTCAAGACGCAGGCTGATGCGTACACCGGCACGCCGTACCAGAACTTCAGCATCAACGAGCAGCGTGTCTACGACGGCATCACCTACAGCTTCGCGCCATTCGCCGTATCATCCGGCGGAGGTGCTCGCGGCGGTGACCGCTCCAGCGCATCACTCGTGGCTGGTACGGATGCACTGTCCGTCAACCTATTCGCCGAAGCGGTGCAGAACCGCTACATGCTGGAGATCAAAACCGTCAGCCTTGATCCGTTGACCTTTGCCGATGAAGCACTGGCTGCATCCGAGATCTGGCGCGTTGCTTCCTACGACATGGACACCACCCGCGTGGTGCTGAAGCTGACATCACCGCTCGATGCCGTCAAAGCGCAAGTGCCGCGTCGCACGCTTAGCACCGCATTGGTTGGTGCATTACCCACATCCGGCGCATTGGTGGTGAGCTGATGTGGCGCCAATGGATCGGCCTGCCGCATAAGTTCCGCGCTGATCCACGCAACGGCATCGGCGCCGACTGCTTAATCATGACCTGGAACGTTCTTGATGATGCGGGTATCTCACACCCTGCATTTGATTCAAGCTGGCTTGATTTAGCTGAGAAAGGAGTGCATCAAGAGTTAGTGCAATTTTACGAGCAAAGTACAATACCGTTAGACGCCCCAGAGGAGTACGCGGTTACTTTGTTCTCCACTGCGCGAACAATCGGCGTTGGCATTGTTGTTGATAACGGCTTGCTTCACGTCCACCACCGCCGTGGCGTTCAATGGATACCACTGGATCGTTGTAAACCGCTGAAATTCAGGAAGTTCAAATGATGCTGCCTTCTGATCGCTACCTTGCCGACATTCTTGGCCTGACGGAAGAGCAGTACCGTCATTTTCAAATTGAGGTACGAAAACGCGCAGCCGAAGGCCCGCAACCTGCAGTGGTGGCTGAGGTTGCCACCGTAATCGCCATCGCCAACCTCGTGGTCGGCCTTGGTGCGTTGGCGGTTTCGGCGCTACTCAAGCCAACAGTTCCGCAACCCGGCCAAGCACCAGGGCAGCCACGTCAGACGCAGGACACCACCGACCCGATTATTCGCAACAGCAGGTTTGCGCCACGGTACGGATTCGACAGTCAGCAGGATATTGCCACACTCGGCAGTATCATCCCGATCGTTTACGCCAAACGTGAATCGATCAGCGGCAGCTACTACGGCGGCATCAGGATCAACATGCCGATGCTGTGGAACCAAATCTTGAGTCTTGGCGGCGGCCAGATGCTGCGTGGTGTGTTCCTTCTTGGTGAAGGCACTGTAAGCAGTCTCGATACTGCTGGATTTGCGATCGGCTCCAATACGCTGCAGGGCTACGTCTTCGACAACAGCTCCGCAACCGAACAAGGCGCTCGTGTCACGGTGTACTTCAGCCCCGATGGTGGCCGCATTGCTGGGACGGATCGCGTTCTTGGTCGCACTGAAGCGAACGATGACGGCAGCTCCAGCAGCTCCGATGTATTTCAGGTGTACTGGGACGGAGGTGAGCAGCAAGACTTCTGCTCATCCAATCGCCCGAGCACGCAGACCACGTTCGGCGTCTATGCACCGATTGGCAATGACCTGATGTACAAGGTCAACCCTGTCATCCGGCCAGGTGTTCGCAGTCAGTACCAAGCAAATACCACCGATGGCCGCCTGCAGGTTGATTGTCCAAACGATGATCAGCAGATCAATCGTCGCAACAAATTCCGCGCTGACTTTTCAACTTTCAGCGGCATTATCGGAGATAACACTGAGCAGTCTGTCGCTGTTGGGGATTCGCTGACTTACAAACTGTTTTACAACAGTGACTGGGCCACTACATTCGGCGCTGGTGCCGATCAGGTTGAAGCACGCGACGTTGCATCATCCGTGGCGTCTTTGCAAAAAGGCTGGGACGACAAGATTGTCGTTGGTGAGGTTTACAAAATCGGTACTGCACTTGCGGTTTGCACAACACGCACCGAAGACCAGTTTGTTTCCGAAGCCGATCTTGATGGCAGCAGCGTTGGTGCGGTCACAGTTAGCGCAACATTCAGTGTCGTTGAGGCTGGACTTGTTAAGGGTTACACCGAAGCGCATTTGATTGACGTTGGTGGCGATGCCGGTTCACGTGAAAAAGCTACAACTGGTGGGCACCTGCTGCGTTATGCCCGAGGCCAGGTTGCTACCACACGCGGCTGTCAGGCTGTAGAGCTTGGCTTGAAATCCACGCTCGGCATCAGAATCAATAATCTGTGCAATTTCCGCGATGCCAAAACCTACCAGTTTGCCGACACAAATTACTGCCAAGAGTTTGCGAACGCCGACATCGACGAAATCAAGAGTTCGTTGTACCAAAGCGGTGTTATCACCTCGCCAGTTCAGCGCTACTCATTCTTCAAGATCAAATACCGCGACATTACCAGCAGCAGTTGGACAACGCTGACCCACGCTTACGGTGTCCGCAGCGAAACACAGCAGGCTGTCTTCAACTACATCCGTTTGGAGTTCAGCAGCATCAAACAGCGCGAGTTCATGTTTGAACCGCTATCTGGTTTCGAGATCCGCAACAGCCACTACGGTTCCGGCGCAACGCTTTATGTGCTCGATCCAAAGAAAGGCCGCACGACCGTCAGCGAGAATGGAACGACTGCCGTGTTCAACGGCGAATCAGTTGCGCTGAACGAAACCAATTTTGGCGTCAACTACGGCAAAGCGGTTGCTGAACTTGACGATGATTACAACTACGAAGGCCGCACACTGCGCGGTCTGCCGTTAGTTGACACCAATACCTACATCGACGATTATGGCAAACTCGCTGAGACATTTGTTTACTCCGAGATCAATAGCTCCGCCGAGTCTGGCCCCGAGCACGAAATCGTTTACGTCAACGAAATCGTTCCAAACTCGGTAGCGCCACTGTATGACGACCTTGCCTTAGTCGGCATCAACATTCGTTCATCAGCGGAATGGCAGCAGTTCGCGCAGTTCTCCAGCTATGTGACCGGCGGCAAGGAATGCACAAAAATGCTTGGTGGCTCCGGCGCTACACATCTGTTCCCGGATGTGCTGCATGACCTGATGACAAACGCCCGCTATGGCGCTGGTTCGTTCATCAAGTCATACATGATCGATACCACCGAGTTCGCAACTGCCGCGCAGTGGTGCGAAGATCGCAAGTATTTTTACGATGCCGCAGTCGCGGAGCCAATCAACATCAGGCAGTGGGCAGCCGACTTGGCCGCCACGCACCTGTTGCAGTTCGGTGAGATCGACGGCAAGTACTTCCTCAGGCCCGCAATCTCGTTCTCGGCTGTCCCGATCGCTGGTCTGTTTACAGCAGGCAACATTGCGGAAGGTAGCTTCCAGCTTCAATACTTCGATCCCGAGGACCGCGATCCGATTCAGGTTTCAGCGCGTTACCGCGAAGAGCGTCCCAGCAATGATCTGACCAGCCCAGGTTTGTTCCCAGTGGTGCGTGAGGTGCTGGTACGTGAAGCCACCGGATCTGATACCGATCCAATCGAGCAGCTTGACATGTCGGCGTATTGCACCAGCCGCGCTCATGCGATCGATGCCGCCAAGTTCTTGATCAGGATGCGTCGCATCCCAACGCACACCATCAGCTTCAAAACCACGCACGATGGCTTAACTGCAGGCTTGGCGCCTGGCGATTACATCAAGGTCGCCATGGATGAAACCGAGTACGACGAGTTCAACAACGGCGTCGTCACACCCGAAGGCGCGTTAATCAGCACAAAACCACTAGGCGGCGGCAGTCATCAAGTTATTGCGTGGAACGGTGTTGAGGGCGATCCACCGTTTGATGCCGCGCTGGTAGTAAGCGGTAACACCGCAAGCCCCAAGGGAATCGTTTTTACGGTCAAAATTCCGTCAACCCAAGTCCGCGTATATCAGGTGGAGCGGATCACACCAGATGACGAGGGCACATTTACAATAGAAGCAATGCACATGCCTGTTAACAGCTCCGGCATCTTGGAAGTTGCCGATGGTTTTGATACTGCCGGTAACTGGACGATCCAAGACTGATGGCAACCACCTTCCCGAGCATCGAACCAACGTCCCGTAGCTTTACTGCACCGGCATGGCAAACCACCACGCAGACTTCTCAGTCCGGCGTGATAACTCGTAGGTTATGGGGCAGTCGCCCGAGCCGTGCCACGTTGTCACTGCAGTTCAACAACATCAGTGACGCCAACACTTCCGCAATCCTTAGCGCATACAACACCGCGAAGGGATCAATCGACAACCTGACGCTGCCGGACATTCTGTTCAACGGAGCCGATGCAACGCTGACCACATGGCTCGATGCAAGCGCAACAGGTGCCGGACTAAGTTGGTGCTTCACCGAAGGCTCGACGCCGCAAGTCGAGAGCGTCGCACCAGGTAGGTCCAACGTAACAGTTAGCTTGACCGCTGAGCTTAGAATGAGCTAAAGGATATACGTCATGGCGATTAAAACCTCCGCTACCGCTGAATTACGGTTCAACGGCACCGCAATCGCCAAGGTGCGTGATGTCACGCTGAACATCAACCGCGACGCACTGGACACCACCGGCATCGGTCAAGCTGACCGCACCTACGACTACGGCATCCGCAGTACCAGCGGCAGTGGCACGTTGTTATATGACGACACCAATACCGCAACGCGCACCATCATGAACCGCATCCTGAGTGATGCCGATGACGAGTCGGCTATCACACTCGTGCTCGACAGCAGCAACGCAATCGGCACCATTACTGGTGATGTCGTGCTGACTCAAGTCGGCGTTGGCGTCAGCGTTGGTGAACTGGTCAGCGTTCCGGTCTCCTTTACCTTCAGCGGCAAGCCCAGCGGTAACTTCTAATGGCAGTCCTCGGCAGCGGCGGCGTCCTAAATATCAGCCGGGAGATCCCGGATGCAATGGCGCTGACTGCTGCGCGATTGAACACCGGAAGCATTTCACTCGCCAACCAGGCTTACTGGGCAGGTGACCGCATCATCATCGCCGCCGCTGATGGCGTTCCATTTGATGTCAACGGCGATGGCTACGCAGACTGTCCCGATGGCCATGGCTTTTATCGTGGTTCGGTTTGGGACGCAGGCCCAGCGTTGGCTTTCTATGTCGGCGGCCTAACGGATGGAGCGCCGTTTTACGACCAGTTCACGGCAACGGATATACTCGTCACTCAAGCCGGTGACACGCTAATCACGCAATCCGGCGACACGCTTATCGGGTTTAATGGCAGCGAAGATGATAACGATCGATATAACACCACAGCGACCACTGGCCTAACTACACAGATCGATGGCTACATGAGCCGCGATGTGCTGGATCGCATCAAACTATGGACCACCGAGGGCGCGGCGCATTCTGAAACCGGCACGGAAAAGCCGCTAATCGCCGTCAAGCCGTCAAACTTCATCGTCGCGTATTACGACAACGACGCGAGCTACACCAGCGCAATCGATACTGCGGCAAACTCGATCCAGCCACTGACGCTGCCTGATTCCGAGCAACGCCTCGAATCGGTCATCACACTGCCCGCTGGCTTCAGCGTTGTGTGCGAAAACCGCGACTGGAAACTGCAATGCGATCTTCAAGAGTGGGTGATGAGCATCGATGCCAGCAACCTCGACACTACCGCAATCGGCGAAACCTTCGGTGAGCACGTCAAATCCCTGGTCCGTGGCGCTGGCAGCTTGCAGTTCCTGGCTGAGCACAGCTACGTCGATACTGAGCAAGATGGCCTTGCGCTGCTCAGGCTGGTGCTGCTGACCCAGAACCAATGTAATACCAAAGCACGATTTCACATTTACAAGAATCGCTCAGAACCATCGCCGCGTATCGATGGATCGGTTTACTACGAGTGCGACATCTTACTAACTAACACCCGCCTAAATACCCGCGCCACTGAAGTCATCGCTGGCACGGCTGACTTCGTTGCTACATCAGAGATAAAGCTCAAAGTAGCAACCTGATTTTCGCGGTGCTACGATGATTTCATGTAGTGTCAAAGTAGCGTGGCGAGTCTGGAATTTGCCGGTGACAGCGGCTCACTGAGCGACATCAACGCAACCCAAGGTGAGTTCCGCAGTCAGATCGCCGCGCTGAACGATCTGATGCGTCAGCTTGCTGGCAATGCCGCGATTTCGGCAGGCAGCGCTACGCAAGCCGATCCTATTAACGCCCCATTTACTCTTTACGTTAACCCTTATACCGGCAGCGATGAGTTCGTCGGTGGTGCGTATAACAATTACGACGCCGGAACTCTCGAATCCAAAATCAAGCGCCTTGAGAAGCAGCGGCTTGTCTGTGGTTTCAGCCCGCAGCGTCCGTTTAGGACGATCAACCGTGCCGTCATTGAAGCGGCGATCATTACTAGCAAAGATTGGCTGAACGTTGCTGATCCATCTGGCATCCTGAACACGGTGAGCATCGTGCTCAGCCCTGGTGTTCACACCCTGTACAACGATCCTGGACAAGCCAGTACCAGCATCACGAACTGGGGCGAATCTAAGGATCCGACCACTGCGGATCTGATCAAGTTCAACCCTGCCACTGTTGGTGGCGTGTTACTGCCTCGTGGTTGCAGCCTGTGCGGCCCTGACCTACGCAAAACCACAATCCGCCCTAACTGGGTGCCTGCTGTTGCGGATGAAGCAGCGGATTACAGCAACCGCCATGGGATGCTGAAGATCACCGGAACCGGCTACTTCTTCGGTTTCACGGTGATGGACAAGATTGGCCTCGAAGCCAGTCATCACCTTCTCGATGCGTTCCATTTCGCCAGCGAATCCGAGCTTGACGATTTTTACGCCAAGACCTTTAGCGCGGTAGGCACTGGCGCGGATCTCGGCGCTGCGTTGACCGTAACCAAGAGCACCGAATATCAGATCGTTGGTCCGATCGATCGCACGCAATCGCCTACCAGCGCTTGGGATACGACCAGCAGCGCTTCGCCGTATATCTTCAACTGCTCCATCCGATCCAACTACGGCATCGGTGGTGCGTTCATGGATGGCTCGAAAGTCGAGGGCCTGAAGTCCATGGTTTGCGCCAACTTCACCGGCGTCAGCCTGCAGAAAGACATGGACTGCTGGCAACGATACAGCGGCGGCACCTGGACAACAGCGACTTACGAACAGTACATCAGCACTGATCCTGATGACATCAGGATGAATCCGGCACGGGTTAGCCGTCACATCAGCGCCATCAACGATGCCTTCATTCAAGAGGTGTCGGTCTTTGCGATCGGTCAAGGCGTCCATCATTTCACTGACCTTGGCGGCGAGATCACCGTCACCAACAGCAACAGCAGCTTCGGCGGTTGCGCTGCAATCAGCAAAGGGTACAAGTCCTTCCCCTTCCCGCAAGATGAGAACTGGAGCGTATCGACTCTTAATGTTCCGCTGAATGTCAGCGAAAAGACCGGCAACATCCGCCGCATCTATCTCGGCACAGTTTCAGCCATCACCAGCAGCTTGATCACGCTGGAGTTTGATCTTGCCGTTAGCACCGAAAGCTCCACCGTCCCTGCGATTCTGCTGGCCGATGGTTACACGCTCAAAAACGGCACGAAAGTTTGGGTTGAAAATCCCACTGGTGACGATTGGCAAACCGATCTAAATTCATCTGCTTGGTCAAGTTCCAGCCCGGATGAGATCAATGTTTCCGGTGCGCTTGAAGAATCTGACAGTGGTCAACCTGCTGGCACGAACCCCGAGACCGGCGAGAGCCTTGCAGTTGGTAAGCGTGTCTACATCCGTCGTCTTGTAGACACTCGCACTCCTTCCGAACGCCGCGTTTCACTGCAGCTTAGCAACACCGGTAGCACCAGGCTGCCAGAACGCAACTTCGTCGTTCAAACCGACCCTGATCGTGCTGGTGGTGCGATCTCGCGTGAATTTACTGGTGGTGGCTCAGAAGTCTTTGTTGTCGGCACCACAGGAGTTGGCACTGCAACAGGCGTTTCGACTGCCGCCGAAGTAACACTTCGCCGATCCGCGCCTACAGTCACTTACCGCAGCGCAGGCGACACCTATTACCGCACTGGCACGGTGGTGCGCCATAACAACAAGCACTACCAAGCTAAACAAGACCATATCGCAACGTCTGCCAATCCAGACCTTGATTTCTGGGGCGAGACGTTTGTTCACATGGCTTCCGACTACAACACGGAAGATAATCGCGCAAACGGAGAGGCCATTATTGTATTTGATACCGATACGGACGCTTCGGCTACAAGTACAACGCTCGGCATTAACTTCACCACAGTCTGGACCTCCGCCGGTAACGTCCGGGACCAATATCGCTCCAGCACAGATTATCTCGGTGTTCACGCCTTTCTTGTTGCTCTTGGCTTTAGCGACGCCAACGCGCACGCATCTTTGGTGCCTCAAACCGAAGCCAACCGAGAGCTTGATCCCAATAGCGATCTAACCGGCGTCCCCAGCAGTGGCGCGGCTTCAGGTCTTGGCAACTGGGCAATCGAGTTCCGGCGCCCCAGCATCCTGCGTTTATACGGCCACGCCTGGGAGTGGGCAGGTTTCCTGAACTACTCCAAGTCAATCCCAGCAGCGCAAAAAGAACTCGGCCCTCAAAACAAATTCACGTATTACTTTACAAACGAGGACGGTGGTCGTGTTGTACCGCAAGGTAGTAACGAGGACGGTTTCAACATTTCGCCTCGCGGCTTGGAAGACATTGAAACTGGTGCAACGCTTTCTGTCGATCAGATCGGCAGCTCAACCATTGACCAGTTCCAAAATACTTCGTTTGAATCCCTGGACGTTACTGGTACGGCAACTATTAATTCGCTGGTTGTCACTAACAGCATTGACTTCCCCGATACGTCACGCGCCACCACCGAAACTAACGGTGTCGTCAGCCTTGCCGATGCCGAGCAGCTTCGCTCCTCATCGATCATTTCTGGTGCGAATGACGCGCAGCGAAATGAGCAGATCAATCAAAGTCCCGATGTCGTCACGCTCAAGGGCTTGAACTACTGGGCACGGTCTGCTGGTGTGGTGACCCGTCGCCCTGGTGTTACCACTATTTGGGTTGTGCCTGACAATGCTGTTGAAGGCGGAACCTACACATTTAATGGCACCAGTGTCACGTTGACCGAAGACCCTAATCGCACTGGAGCGAACCTAACCAATATCACGCCGGAGGCTAGTAATCGCGCTGTCAAGCTGAGCCGTGCTGTTGAGTACGGCAATGGAATTCTAAGCACACTAGAAACAGCAACCTATCGACTCGCCAATGGACCTTACTACACCAGTGCATCTTTTAATCACATCGCTAACGTAGTCGGTTCACCTAGCTCGTTCAGCCAAGAAGTCGAAATTGCGGATTATCGCAATGCTGGAACGTCGCCTAACACCAACGTTAAAAATTTGCAGGATACTCTTGGCGCGCCATGTTTTGCGACGCCCATTACTATTAGAATAAATGACATAGCTGAGCGCACAACAATACAAGCAGTACCGTACTATTTGCGGTTTAATGAAGGAGGGTCTATAGACGGCATTTGTTGGACAAGCGTAGATCGAACGCTTGCTGATGATACAAACTTCCCAAGCAGTATCTTTACAGGATCTTCCTACAGGACCGCCAACAAAAACTCCTTGCAAGATTATCTTGACAGTTACATTAACGAGGTATTGGGATCGGATCCAGACGCTCAACAAATTGATAAATTTTACGGGTGGCCTAACGTCTACGTTCAGGGTACTTTTGCCGTAAAAAATACTATTTTTGGCGCAAAAGCTCCAGGGCGGGGCAGCGTTGGTTACGGAAGACTTGGCCCCAGTATTTTTGTTCAGGATGACTGCGATTTAAGTATTAACGGTGTTTACTTGCTCGGTAACACAATCCTGCAAGACCTTCCGCTTTCAGAAGCTAATTCAAACATAACGATTGTTGGTAGTAATACATACGGTATTAAGAACTCTCAAGGTTTTATCGGTGGCCGGACAACTACCAGCAGAGCGGTAAGGCTGTCGATTCAGTTCCCAAGTAGAACTGGTATTAACACAATCGGTCAAACATCAGAGCGCAATATAGACATCAACTGCGTTCACGTACTTGATAACAACGGTAATTATGGTCTTATGGCTAATCGCGCTGCAACTAATGGCACGAGAGGGGCAACGTTTGATTTTATTATCGGCGACATGTCAGCTGGTTCATTTGTTTACAGCGGCGGATATACGTCTTATTATATTAACTTTACATTTACGGGTCACTACAGTGGCTTTGCTGGTGTATTTGGTGATTACGCTTCAAATACTGAAAGCGGCTCTGGTCCGGTAGGCATTTCCAAAGACCTCGCACCAATCAATCTTTATCGGTTTAATTCGTACCACGGTTCTCTTTGGCAACAAGCAAGCCCTCCTGGTACTACAGGCAGCGCAGTGCGGCTCACCTATGATTCTGGCTACATCACGCCAAGCAGCCTTGGCCCAGGTGAATACGGTCAAGCCTATGAGGACTCCGAGGACAATGCTTTAAACATTCAAAGCTATGTTTATAAGCAAGGTATTGACGTTACAACCGCGAACCTTGTCGGCGGTGCCTTGGAAAGCGGATACATGTATGGATAAGATGCTAACTTATAATTATCACCTATCAGGGCAGTACTGACGATGGCAAACGTCAAAATCACGGATCTGGTCGCTTATACCAATCCAGTCAGCACCGATGTGTTGGCAATCGTTGACGTTGGCGCTGACACCACAAAAAAGGTCAGTATTGCGGACCTGCTGCAAAATGCGAGCAGTGGTACGGCAGCTGCACCAGGCATTGCATTTGACGGGGACAATACAGGTATTTATTCACCTGGAGCAAACCAAATAGCCCTCGCCACTAATGGAGCGGGGCGGTTGTTTATTGACGGCAATGGCCAAGTAGGGATTGGCACTACGAGTCCTAGCGACTTGTTGCAACTTGGCGGCTCTGAACCTTACCTAAGAATTGCCTCGTCTGCAAGTCAGACGGGTAACAACATTGGTGGCATTCGTTTTACAACGGCTGATCCGTCTTATACGGCAGGTGATTATCCTGCATACATTAACGCGAAAGATTTCAGTGCAAACGGATCAGCGTTTGGGTTGGTATTTGGCACACAAGCCCAAGACCGTGTTGTAATCAACAATTCAGGCAACGTAGGAATTGGCACTACGAGTCCTGCTAATAGCATTCACATTAAGAGTAGTGTTCCAGGACTTAGATTAGAGGATACTAACTGGAGCGGATCTCACTTAATTACGGACAATGCAAATGGCGACCTTTTGGTTGCTGCCAATGAAAGCAATACCGAAGGCGTTGCTTCAAACATCAGATTTCAGATAGCTAATGCCGAACGCGCCCGCATCACATCGG